ATCCTCGACCCGTCGCGCGTGACGCCGCTCGTCGCCGACGATGGCAGCGTCTTCTACCAGTGCCAGCAGGACAACCTCAGCGGCATCGAGGGAGCCATCGTGGTCCCCGCCCGCGAGATCATCCACGATCGCTGGAACTGCATGTTTCATCAGTTGGTTGGCGTGTCACCGCTCTACGCGAACGGGCTGGCGGCGACGCAGGGGCTCAACATCCAGAACAGCTCGGCCCGCCTCTTCGCCAACAACTCCAACCCCGGGGGTATCCTGACGGCGCCTGGCCGCATCGACGACGGCACGGCGAAGCGTCTCAAGGCGGACTGGGAAGAGAACTACGGCGGCAAGAACGTCGGCCGCGTCGCGGTTCTCGGTGACGGGTTGAAGTACGAGAAGATGGCGTTGACCGCTGTCGAGGGGCAGCTCATCGAGCAATTGAAGTGGTCGGCCGAGGTCGTGTGCAGCACGTTTCATGTGCCGCCCTACAAGATCGGCATCGGGCAGATGCCGACGTACAACAACGTCCAGGCGCTGAATACCGAGTATTATTCGCAGTGCCTTCAGGTTCTGATCGAGGCCGCCGAATTGTGTCTCGATGAGGGCCTGGGGATGGCCCCCGGCATCGGGACGGAATTCGACCTCGACGGCCTGCTGCGCATGGATTCCGTGACGCAGATGGAAGTCCTGGACAAGGCGAAGTCGATCATGACCCCGGACGAGCAGCGCCGGAAGCTGGACCTGAAGCCCACGCCTGGCGGCGATGTCGTTTACCGGCAGCAGCAGGACTTCTCGCTGGCAGCGCTGGCGAAGCGCGACGCCAAGGATGACCCGTTCGCCAAGGATGGCGAGGCGCCGAAGCCCGCGGCAACGGAGCCGGCGCCGCCGGCGGTCAACGACAACGCGGCCGCGCAAGCCCGCGAGGCGCTCCTGGAAATCTACAAGGGGCTCGCCTGATGTTTGATGGCAAGGCGTTCGGCCAGGAAGTCGTGACGGCGGTGCGGGCGCACGTCGAACGTGCGGTATCGCCGCTGCTGGAACGGATCGCGGCCCTGGAGAAGGCAGTGACGGCGGCGCCCGTCCCGATGTCCGAGAAGGAGATCGGGGCGATTGTCGGGCGAGCCGTGGCGGGGGTCGTTGCAGCGCTGCCGGTGCCCAAGGATGGCCGTGACGCGGACCCGGAAGAGATCGAACGCATGGTGGGCGCGTCTGTGCGTGCGGCCGTCGCCGCGCTGCCGGCCCCGCGGGATGGGAAGGACGTCGATCCGTCGGTGATCGAGGATATGGTGGCCGCCGCTGTGGCGAAGCTGCCCGAACCGAAGGATGGGAAGTCGGTCGACCCGGGCGAGGTCAAGGCGATGGTCACGGACGCGGTCGGGGAAGCGGTTGCCGCGATCCCGGCGCCGTTGCCCGGCAAGGATGCCGATCCAGCCGTGACGGTCGCGGCGATCGAAAAGGCCGTCGCGGAGATGAAGGCCGAGTTGCAGGCGAATCTTGTGGCGCGCCTTGTCGAAGCCGTTGCGGGCCTGGAGCCCGCCGAGCCTGGCCTGCCGGGCAAGAGCGTGACCTTGGAGGACGTGGCGCCGCTGATCGAGGCGGCTGTCGAGCGCGCGGTGGCGGCGCTGCCGCCCGCGGAGCCCGGCAAGTCCGTGGAGGTCGCGGTTGTCGAGAAGATGGTGGCGGATGCGGTAGGCAACGCCGTCGCCGCCCTCCCGCCGCCGGAGCCTGGAAAGAGCGTCGACCCCAGCGAAGTGGATGCGATGGTGGCGGGCCACGTCGAGAAGGCGATTGCCTCGCTTCCGGCGCCGGAGCCTGGAAAGAGCGTCACGGTTGACGATGTCCGCCCACTGATCGAGGCGGAAGTTGCGAAGGCCGCTACCGCGCTGCCGGTCCCCAAGGATGGGGTAGGGGTGGCCGGCGCCCTGATCGACCGAGACGGCGCTCTGGTGCTGACACTGTCGGACGGCTCGGTGAAGGGGCTGGGCCGGGTGGTCGGCAAGGATGCTGCGTCCGTTGACCTGCCGGCCCTGATCCGCGCTGAGGTCGACCAGATCCAGCGGCCGGCGGACGGCAAGGACGGCCTCGGGTTCGACGACATGACCGTCGAGCACGATGGCGAGCGCGGATTCGTGCTGCGCTTCGCGCGTGGCGACGTCGTGAAAGAGTTCGCGTTCTCGATCCCGGCGATGGTCTATCGCGGCGTTTTCAGCGAAGGGCGGGCGTATGCTCAGGGCGATGTCGTGACCTGGGCGGGAAGCTCCTGGGTGGCCGAGAAGGAGACGACGTCGAAGCCCGGACTGCCGGAGAGCGGCTGGAAGTTGGCGGTCAAGGCTGGCCGCGACGCCAAGGCGCCGGTGAAGATCTGATGCCGGCGCTCTCGATGGTCATGCCGTACTACCGGAATCCCGGCATGTTGGCGCATCAATACGAAGTGTGGGCCGCCTACCCGGAAGCGCAGACGGCCGACATCGAGATCGTTCTCGTCGATGACGGGTCGCCCGATCCAGCGGTCGATGTGGCCCGGCCCGCCGGCCTGCCGGCGCTCCGCATCTATCGCGTCCTCATCGACCGGCCCTGGAACCAGCATGGCGCCCGCAACCTCGGGGTTCTCATGGCGACAGCGCCGCGGCTGTTCCTGACCGATATGGACCATGTCCTGACGGCGGAGAGCCTGGCGGCCCTGCTGAATGCCGATGACCCGGCCGTGGTCCACACATTCCCGCGGCTCGACGCGCCCGGCCTGACGCCTACCCTTGGGCGCGACGGCCGGCCGAAGCCGCACCCCAACACCTTCGCTATGGCGCGCGATACCTACTGGCGGGCCGGCGGCTACGACTGCCGGCTCTGCGGGATCTACGGCACCGATTCCGAGTTCCGCCGCCGCCTCGGAGGCGTGGTGCCGCTCCGGGAACTGCCGGGGTGCCCCATCGTCCGTTACCCGCGCGAGGTCATCCGAGACGCGTCCACGACCACGCTGGCGCGCAAGGAAGGCCGCGGCGATACGAAGCAGCGCGTCCTGGATCGCATCCGCCGCGAGGGCAGCGAGGCCGACATTGTGACCATCAACTTCCCCTGGGAGCGGGTCCTATGACGATTTCGCCGCTCGCGTACATCGACCCGTCGGCCGTCCTCGGCGCGGACTGTGAGATCGGGCACTTCGCCGTCATCCTGGCCGGCGCCATGCTGGGCGACCGCGTCTCGGTCGGCCCGCACGCGATCGTCGGAAAGCCGCCCGTGGGACATCGGACCCTCGCCCGGCCGCCGCAGGACTTCGACACGCGCACGGTGGTCGAGAGCGACGCGACGATCGACGCTCATGCTGTGGTCTACCGCGGCGCCACGGTGCGGGCCGATGCGCTGGTCGGCGATCACGCCTCGGTCCGCGAAGGTGCCGTCGTCGGCCGCTCGTGCTGCGTCGGCCGCCACGCCTCGATCAGCCACGACGTCTTCATGGACGACCACTCTCGGGTCATGGACCACTGCTGCATCGCTGGCGGCGCCACGATCGGCTCTGGCAGCTTCATCGCTCCAGGCGTCATGTTCGCGAACGATGGCGTCGTCGAGGGGATCCGATCCTACACCTTCAGCGCGGCGACCTACGCGCCGGTCCACTGCGGGGCCGATGTCGTCGTCGGGATGAACGCCACGATCCTGGCCGGCGTGACCCTCGGCGCCCGCAGCACCGTCGCTGCCCACGCGCTGGTCAGCCGGGATGTCGCGCCCGGCCAGTTCGTTATTGGCGTTCCGGCCAAGGTGCGGCCGCCGGTCGCGGAGATCGATGTCGCCGAGCGCCGCATCGCCGGGTGGGGGCTGCCGCGCCCCGCCGACCATCACGCCGTCTGACCATGAACATCGTGTCGTTCCTCGCCCCGCGGCCTGAGCATCCGCGGTGGATGGACTATCTCCCGCACCTAGCCGTTCTGCAGCGCTCCTGCGACCGCCTTGACCTTCGCCACGTCGTCATCACCGATGACCCATCGCTGCCGCACGAGCGATTCGAGTGCGCGATGCCGCGCGACCTGATGCCGGCCGTGATCGCGGGGCAACTGGCGTGGCTCCGGGATGGCGATTGGCGGAACGACGGGACATGTTTCGTCGGCGCGGACTGCCTCTTCCTGCAGGACCCGACGCCCTACCTCGCCGGCATCTTCGACATGGCCGTGACCTATCGCGGCCCGCACTCGCGGTATCCCATCAACACGGGGCTGGTCTACGTCTCGGGGGCCGCACGGGAACGCGTCGCCGCGATGTTCGCCGGGATGCTGAAGCGCGTCGGGAAGACCTGGTGCGATGATCAGCGCGCCATCCAAACCGCGCTGTCGCCGCTCCCGAACGAGTGCGGGGTCTATTCGCGGGCCGGCATGGCGAAGGTGGGGTTCTTGCCGATGGGGCCATTCAACAGTCGGCCGGCCAGCGTCGAGGATTCGATGGCCGGCCGCGTCATGCTCCACTTCCGAGGCAAGGCTGATATGAAGGCGCTGATGCTGGGATGGGCGCGGCGGCATCTGCCGGACGCGGGGGCGGGATGATGGTGCGGCTCCTCGTCGCCGCTGGCGGGACCGTCCTGGTAGTTGCGCTAGGCTATGCGATGGCGCTCGCCGGCGAGCCGCGGTCGCTGTGGCTGTTCCGCGACGTGCTTGGGGCATTCTGATGTCGACCCTCACCATCACCACCCCAGCCCCCGACTACAACCTCCTGACCGCCTCCGAGCTTCGCCTCTCCGTCGGCGTTGGTTCCGCCGACACCAGTCAGGACGCCACCCTGACGCCCATCGGCCTCCGCGTGTCGGCCGCCATCGCCCGCGCATGCAACGTCGCGACGGCAGCGGCCAGTCCGGCAACCCTGCGATCGGAGACCCTGACCGAGCGGTTTCGTCTGGACGGATGGCGGCGCTCGCTGCGCCTTTCGCGGCGCCCAGTGACGGCGATCACCAGCATCGTCGAAGCCGGCGTCACCCTGACCGCCGACGACTACGAGATGGACGCGTCCGCCGGCATGATCGACCGCCTTTCGGGCGACTGCGTGACGTGCTGGGCCATCGGGCGGACGACGGTGGTCTACGTCGCGGGCTGGGCGACCGTGCCCGACGATCTGAAGCTCGCCGCGTCCAAGCTGACCCAGGCCTATTACGCGACCAGTGGCGACTACAACCCACTGCTCCGGTCGGAAGAGGTCCCCGACGTCCACAAGTATTCGTTCAACGCCCCCGGCACCGACGGGGCTGGCGATGGCAGCGCCCTGCCCGCGGAGGTCGAGGCACTGCTGGAGCCGTACCGTATGCGCTGGCTCTGAGCCAGAACCGAACATCAGGAGGCCCCGCATGAAAATCACGTTCCTGAAGACCCGCGAGCCCGACGCCTACCGCCGCGAGGCCGAGCCGGAGAGCCGTTACTATGCCGGCCGGACCTACGACTTGCCGGACGCCGTGGCCCGCCACTGGCTGGGGCGAGGCGTGGCGATGCTTGCCAGCCCGGGGCCGGCCGTGGTCGCCGAGGTCGCCCGCGCCGCGTCGCCGGAGAAGGTCGCGATCCCGGATGATTGGGAGACTGGTAGCGCCGACTTCGTGAAGACGCTCGCCGCGGCCGTTTCTGGCCAGGCGCCCCGGACGCGGGCCGACGCCGAAGCGATCATCCAGGCGGAGATCGCGGCCCGCGAGGCCTCGCCCTCGTGAGCACCTTCGCCGAGAGGCGAACCGCAGACATCATCGCGCGCCACGGCGAGACGATGACGTTGCGGCGGCCTACGCACGGCGAGGAGACGGAGTGGACGGACGTTGCGGTAAAAGGCAAGCGCCACGCGCCGCCCGGCGGGGTAGGGGCCGAACTGGTCGGCGCGATGACCCAGAAGGCCTTGCGCGTGAAGATCACCAATCGGGAAATCGCCGCAGCTCCGTGGCCCGGTCCGCCTCGCAAGGGCGACTACCTGATCATCGCCGGCAAGGAATACACGCTGGTCGATGACGCCGATACCAGGACCGACCGTGGCGCAGTGCTGATGCACCTGCTTACGGTAGAGGGGTAACCTACCTGCGGAGGTGACCGTCGCGACCGTCCAGAGATCGGACGCCCTGGCTGTCGACCCACGCGATTTGCGACTGCCCGTTCGGATAGAAGATCCGCACCTTCCAGAAGGCGCCGGATCGACTGATGACGCCGACCCGGGCGCCGATCGGCGGCGAGAAGCAGCCAGGGACGCGCGCGAGCCACTTCGCATCGTTGGACAGCAGGGCCGCCTGAGCTTCTTCGAGATTGGCGGCGTACGAGCACGCTGCATAGACGCCGCCGATGATGTGGCTGCCCTGCGCCCTCGCCGGGGTTGCCGCCGAAACAGCGATCATCAGGGCCGCCACCAGTAGCCATCCCATTGCGTGCCCCGCTCCAGTTGAACAAGGCAGGCTAGCGCGAAGCGCCGCTGGGAGCAAATCCATGGCCCGATCTGCCCGCGAGCGCATCGATACGATCTGGGACGCCGATCTGGTGCCCGACATCCGCGAATACACGAAGACCGTTGCGCGCCAGGTGCTGGCCGAAGAGCAGATGAAGGGCTTCGACGAGAAGCCGCGCCGCATCGTTGACCGCCAGTTCGACGCCCCCCTGGATGCCGTCCGGCCCTTTGGCGTCATCGAGTTCATCGCCCGCGGCGACATCGCGGAACTGCTGCGCTGGATCTGGGCCGGCATCCTGCGCCGGTCGCCGGTGCTGACCGGCAGGTACAAGGGCAGTCACCTGATAATGCTCAACGGGACAAGCATCGGGTCGGACCCCGAGGCAGTGATCGCGAAGTACAAGCCCGGCGACCGCATCCAGATCGTCAATACGATGCCATATGCCAAGAAGATCGAGGGCCGGTCCAAGACGAAGGCCGGCGGGGCGGCCGTGCGTGGGCAGTCGAAGAAGGCGCCGAACGGAGTCTATCGCGCCGTGTTCGGTGCCGCCACGCGTCGTTACGGGAAAGTCGCCTTCATCGACTTCAAGTACGTGAAGCTGGACACCGGGGTAACCGTCATGGGCTATCAGGGCGGCGCGCACTTCACGGCCAAGAAGAACGCGGGCGACATCCGCCGCCGCAAGCGCATCAAGCGTCCGGCGGTCTACCCGTCGATCCACATTTCCCAGTCCGAGGCTGGCCGCCTTGGGTCCCCGACATGAGTTCCGGGTACGTCGCGACGAAGGTCCGCGCCAGGCTGGCGGCGAACTGGTCCGAGCCGCCGCCCATCGTGTCCGACGTCTGGCTGCTCGACGACAGCGCGCCGCCGCCAGCCGGCACCACGCACTGGATCGCGCCGGACTTCAGCATCGGCGGCTTTGAGGACCAGATCACGGTCGGCGCGCCCGGCAACAACGTGTTCCGCGAGGACGGCACCTTCCAGATCCACGTGTTCGGACTGGCCGGGGCCGGCGAAACCAAGCTCCGCGAATACGCGGACGCCATCCGCGCGATCTTCCGCGCCGCCGACTTCGACGGCATCCGCTGCTATGGCGCTGATCCAGCGTCCATCGGCCCCGGAGACGAGCGCGGCAAGTGGCTCCGGGCGACCGTGGCCGTCGACTACCAGTACGACATCCATTCCTGACCTCGGCGGCGTGACGCCCGCGCCGCCCATCCACTAACCGCCTTGGGCAAGCGGACAGACGGCGCCTCTCGGGGCGCCGTTTTCATTTCAGGAGCCCCAGATGAGCGACACGAATCGCGTTGCGATCCGGATCACCGAGGAGTCGACCTTTGGCACGACCCCGGCGACCCCGGCTTTCCAGGAGCTGCGCGTCACGTCCGGCAATGTCGGCTACACGCCGACCACGGTTACCTCGAACGAGATGCGATCGGACCGCCAGGTCACGGACCTCATCCTGGTCGGCGCCGAGGCCGGCGGCTCGCTGGGCTTCGAGGTCTCGCACGAGGCCCTGGACATCCCGATCGAGGGCGCGATGTTCAGCGACTGGGTCGCGCAGAACGGGCGGTACAACGTCACGTCGGACAGCACGATCACGGGGGTCGTGGCGTCGAGCGATACGTTCGAATTCGCCACGGGCGCCGCCTTCCAGGTCGGCGATCTGGTACGCGCGACCGGGTTCACCAACTCCGGCAACAACGGGCTGTTCGTCGGCCTGGCCGGGACCGACGATGAAGCGCTCGTCGTCGCGTCGTCGCCGGGGCTGACCGATGAGACCGCGCCTCCGGCTGGAGCGCGACTGCGCGTGGTTGGCTTCGCCGGGACCTCCGCGGACATCGCCGCCGTGACGGTCGGCGGAAACGCGCTGACGTCGACCACGCTGTCCTTCACCGACTACGACCTGGCCGTCGGCATGTGGGTCAAGGTCGGCGGGGCGGCCACCACCGCGAAGTTTGCCACGACCGCCAACAACGGCTGGTGTCGCATCTCCGCCATCGCTGCCAAGCGGCTGTCCTTCGACATCGTCCCGACCGGCTGGACGG